AAAGCCCTTCACGGAGGGCTTTTCTGTACATCCCGCCCAATCCCCTTATATAATCCATTTAGACGCGTAGGGCGCGTCTGGTGCGCTCTGATGGTCAGACGCATATGCAAGGGGATTCTATGAAGCTGAAACTTAAGCAGCCGTCGCCAGAAGTGGTGCAAGCCGCACATGAAGAAGCTGTTAGCGCAAACCGTCGCCGTGAACGACCGCGCGGAAAACAGAGCCTTTATCAATCGTCCCGTAATTCCGCCGCGTTGTGGGACCCTGACTATTGCGACGAATTGATTAGTTTCTTCGACCGCACGTCGTGGGAACTAGTTCCTACGTCTAAGGGCGACGAACGCCCGCTGATTCAGGATAAACCGCCGTCACTGGCCCGCTTCGCCCTACACATCGGCGTCACTATCCCAATTATTAAGCTGTGGCTGCGTGAGATTCCTGCATTCGCAGAAGCCTGGGAGACAGCACAGGCACTGGAAGAGGCCTATTTCACTGAGACTGGAGCCGCTGGCATCTCTGCTACGTTCGCTGCCGCGAAGCTGGGGCTGAATAAAACTGTTGCCGCCGAAGAAGTACGCGACGAGCCAATCAGTGAAGTAACAATTAAGGTGGTGTCCGGTGAACGTTAATATCACTGCAACGGAGCCACAAGGCGCGTTTCTTGGCATGCATTGCAAGTTCCCCGCGTTCGTGGCAGGCTTCGGCACCGGGAAATCAGAGGTTATGTGTAACTCCGCGCTACTGGACAGCATGGAGGGCGGCAGCGATTCTATCATCGCTATGTATGAGCCAACCTATGACCTGGTGCGCCTCATCCTTGCACCGCGTATGGAAGAAAAGCTCACCGACTGGGGTATCCGCTACAAATACAACAAGTCCGACAACATAATCTATACGTCATCTGGCCAATTTGGGGATTTTGTCCTGCGTACATTAGATAATCCAGCACGAATCGTTGGTTACGAGTCATTTCGCGCAAAAATCGACGAGTTGGACACCCTTAACATGGAACACGCGGAGCACGCGTGGAACAAAGTCATCGCCCGTAACCGTCAGTTGCCACGGACATATAAACCTATTACACCGAAACCCGCCAATACAGTCTCCGTGTTCACCACGCCGGAAGGATTCCGTTTCGTGCATGACCGCTGGGTTGTTAAAAAGAACCCTGGTTACGAGATGATTCAGGCATCTACCCTGTCCAACCCGTTCCTTCCGGAAGATTATGTGCAGTCATTACGCGATACCTACCCAGGCCAGTTGATTGACGCCTACATCAACGGCGAGTTCGTAAACCTCACGGCCGGGACGGTCTACTACGCTTACGACCGCAGGAAAAACAGTAGCCGCGAAACAATTAAGCCTGGCGAGACTCTGTATATTGGACAGGACTTTAACGTAGGTCACATGGCGAGCACAGTTTACGTGCAACGTGGTAAGGTATGGCACGCCGTCGCGGAGTTGGTGGATATGTTCGACACCCCGGATGTGGTGCGGGCTATAACCGAGCGCTGGAAAAGCAAGGGCCACTATATCGTTATGTACCCGGACGCGAGCGGCAAAAACCGTAAAAGCAACAACGCCAGCACATCCGATATTGCTCAATTACAGCAGGCCGGTTTCGAAGTACGCGCTAAATCAACAAACCCACCAGTTAAAGACCGAGTATCTGCGATGAATAAGGCGCTTGAATCTGGTATGGTCATGATTAATGAACAGGCTTGCCCAGTTACGGCACGATGCCTGGAGCAACAGGCTTACGACAAGAACGGCGAACCGGATAAATCTGGTGGCGTGGACCACCAGAATGATGGAACCACATACCCTATCGCGTATGAAATGCCGATTCGCAAACCAGTTATCAACGTCCCGGTGACTTTCGCACTTTAAGAGGATTATTAAATGTTAACTATGAACGGTCAGAATCAGGGTGTTAAGACAAAACACCGGGAATGGCTGCATCACTTCGATAAATGGCAGAAGGTACGCCACGCACTGGAAGGCGACCTTATCCGTTACCTGCGCAACGTCGGGAAGAATGAGCCTGACCCTACCTACGCGGCGCAGCGCCAGGAAGAATACGAGAACGGCGCTATCTGCTACAACTTCACTAAACGTACCCTGGCCGGGATGGTCGGGTCTGTGATGCGCAAGGACCCGGAACAGATTATCCCGCCTGAACTGGAGTACCTGTTGCGCAATGCAGACGGTTCCGGTGTCGGCCTGTGGCAGCACGCACAGGATACGCTGATGGAGATTGACTCGGTAGGCCGTGGTGGGTTGCTGGTGGACGCCCCGGAGACTGCTGCGGCGACGGCGGCAGAACAGAATGCGGGATTATTAAACCCGGTCATCGCATTCTACACCGCAGAGAACATCATCAACTGGCGGCTGACTCGCGTTGGTTCAGTTAACCGCGTGACAATGGTCGTGTTGCGTGAGGTATGGGAATACTCAGAACCAGGCGCGGAGTTCGAAACAAAGTTCGGTGAGCAATACCGCGTTCTCGATTTGATTGACGGGCGCTACCGCCAGCGCATTTACCGCTTCGACGCCGAAGGTGGCGCTCAGGATGACGTAATCGAAATCTTCCCGGAACTTGGCGAACAGTTGCGCGGTAAAATCCCGTTCACGTTCATCGGGGCGAGCAATAATGACGCAACCATTGACGATGCGCCTTTGCTGCCGTTAGCTGAGCTTAATATCGGACATTTCCGCAACAGTGCAGACAATGAGGAGTCCAGCTTCGTTGTAGGTCAGCCAACCTTGTTCATTGCGCCGGGCGAGAACATGAGCATGGAGCAGTGGAAAGAAGCCAACCCTCACGGCGTGCGCATGGGGTCGCGTTCAGGCCATAACATCGGCTACGGCGGCAATGCGTTCCTGGTTCAGGCCGGGGAGAACAACCTCGCCAAACAGAACATGCTGGATAAAGAGAATCAGGCTATCCAGATTGGTGCGCAGCTTATCACTCCGACACAGCAAATCACCGCTGAATCCGCCCGTCTACAACGTGGTGCTGACACGTCCGTCATGGCGACAATCGCACGTAACGTAAGCATGGCGTATACCGATGCGTTGCGCTGGGTGGCGGCTATGCTAGGGTTGCGTGAAGGCACAGAGATTGAGTTCAAACTGAATATGGAATTCTTCCTGCAGCCGATGACCGCTCAGGACCGTGCACAGTGGATGGCGGATATCAACGCTGGTCTGCTACCAGCTACTGCTTACTATGCTGCGTTGCGCAAGGCGGGTGTAACCGACTGGACCGACGAGGATATTCAGAACGCTATTGAGGATGCACCGTTGCCGATGGGCGCGGTTACTCCGGTATCTGGGGAGATTCCGCAGTCGGCGCAGCAACAGGAGTAAAGAAAAGGCCCCGATAGGGGCTTTCTTATAGTATGCTATTAACTTTAGCGCCACAGGGTTTATCTATGAGCTTACTTACATCTCTAATCAGCCACCAGATATGGCTGCAACGCGCCGCCTCCGGCGAAGTGAAAGACCTCGCACCGTTCATTCAGGAAATGCGGGATGAAATCAAACGGCAGGTGTTGCTGTTCGGCGACGACGGGCGAAGCACCGCGCGACTGAATAAACTGTTACACGACCTCGAAGAAGCACTGGCAGGACTTACAGGCGACTGGCAAACAAAGCTGGCAGAAGACCTTAAGGAACTGGCGGCGTATGAAGCAGAGTGGAACGTAAAAACGCTGACCGCCAACGTTAACGCGGAATTTGTTACACCTACCGCAGAACAGGTGTGGGCCGCTGCCGAGTTTCAGCCCTTATCATTGAGCGACAAGCCTGTTGATTTCACTAAGCTGATGTCTGGTTGGGGTGAAACAGAAGTCGCGCGCCTGGTAACGGGCGTTAAGATGGGCTTTGTGCAAGGCCAGACAACACGGCAGATTGTTAAGAATGTTGTTGGCGCTGGTGGCCTGGCCGACATCTCTGAGCGCAACGCGGCTACGGTAATCCGCACCGCGCTGTCTCACATATCCAACGAAGCCCGTAACGAGACGTATCGCCAGAACGACGACATCATCGAGAAATATGAGTGGGTGTCAACGCTGGACAGCCGCACTAGTACGATTTGCAGAGCCAGGGACGGAATGACGTGGGAAATCGGTAAGGGGCCTATGCCTCCAGCCCATCCTAATTGCCGAAGTACCACGGCTCCGGTAATTAGTTCGGAGTTCGACTTCCTGGATAAAGGTGCAAAACGGGCGGCTAAAGGCGCAGATGGTGGTACTCAGGTAAGCGCGGACACCACTTATTACGACTTCCTGAAACAACAGCCTGCATGGTTCCAGGATGAAGCCCTGGGTCCAACGAGAGGCGCCATTTTCCGCAATAGCGGTATGACCCCCGAAGAATTTAGACAAGCCAGCGTTGACGGTTTCGGCAGACCGCTCACCATAAGTGAACTGGCGGCGAATGACAAGAGAGTTGCGGATTATCTTGCTAAATCTAAAGCCGTTTCTAAACCCTCTACGGTAACGAACGCAGAAAGAGTAGCTAAAGCGGACAAAGAATTTATAAATAAATCTGCGCCTATAAAATATGAATCGCAAGAGAAAAAAATAAGTCCGCCAAAAACAGATGCACTTATTTCTGTACCTGATTATCCTGAAAAATTAGTGCCTGCGCCCGCCCCGCGTAAGCTAACTTCCGAGCAGATTGGGGCTATTGAGTATTATAAAGGGGATGGTTTCTATAACGACAACAGAATCCTTAGAAATCCGGAAGATTTTACAAAATCAGAGGTTGCGCAAGCGAAAGCCAATGCCGAGAGAATAAACTCGGCTATTGATTCCAGTAAGACAACCAAAGACCATAATTTCTACCGGGGTGTCCGTAGTTCTGAGCTTTACGATTCTGCCGAAAGTTTGATTGGTGGCGAGATATATAACCGAACGGTACAAAGTACAACGTATGCAAAAGGGGTGGCAGAGTCTTATGCCGGTCTTATTGGGGGTTACAGCGCGGAGCCGGGTAAATCAGTTTTGTTTAAGATAAAAGTACCAAAAGGGTCCAGCGCACTTAATGTAGCAAATTTGACTAACATAAATTCATCGGAAAAAGAAATTCTGCTAAAAGCCGGCAGCAGATACAGAGTTCTTAATGTAACCAACCATGGGCAGTACAAAGAGATAGAGGTAGAATATGTTGAAAGTGACAGAAAGATTTAATGACAGAATGCGGACAAACGACGATGAGATTAAAAAAATCATCGAAGATGCTAAGTTAACCAAGAAGCAAAAAGGGGAATAATGATGGGCTTTTTCAAAGTAACTGATGTGCCGTCGCGCCGCGTAGTCCAGTACGCCCGCGTGTCTGCCTCCGGCGAGAACGTGGTATTTATCGAAGATGAAAGTGTACTCGGTGCGCCAGTAGACGATATGCCGTTTGCGGATAAAACCGGTATTGCGTTGCCAGCCGCTGGTATGCTTTACGAGATTCCGTATCTGGCGGACGCTGGCGACGTGTATTTCTCTGTGCAACCGCAGGACGTTGAACTGACCGACGGCAACGCGACCATCACTGTCGAAGTTAAGGCGGGCAAAGCGCCGTATGCGTTGACCTGGTACAAAGACGGTAAGGAAGTGGTAAACGCCCCGGAAGAGGCTTTGTCTCTGACGGTTAATGCTGTAGGTGAATACTTCGTTAAAGTTACCGATGCCGATGGCGTAGAGGCCGTGAGCAAAGCGGCGAAGGTTACTAAGCCGGAATGATAAAAGGCCCCGTTATGGGGCCTTAGTTTTATCGCACTCTCATAAATAGCTTACCTTTGCGTTGTAACAAATCCATACCAACCGCACCTTCACCAGATTTGTTTGGGCGACGCATTAAACTAAAGTTCCATACTCTGGCTTTTGAAGCATCTTTCGCATTGCACACCCAAAGTCTGCCGCTTTCTCTTAGGTCAAATAAGTCCGATATACTGAAATTATTAACCGGTATGAATCCACTAATGTACTCACTTTCACAACTAGGTAATTCCTGCATACACCCTCCTCTGTTCGATGTAGTGAATAGTACCCTATTATATTGGTGTATGCAAACTGTTTGTTTACCTATTCCAGTTATTCCGCTCAATTGTAAATGTTGGAATAAACTATTCGAATAGTTGACTTTTCACTGAAAATATGCTAAGCTCCACCTGAGCTTGTGAAGTATGAACAAGCGACCGCGGCGCGGGCAGGTAACGGAGCGGGACGTAAGTCCTGAGTGTAGTTACGCTGACGCGTTCGGAAGGGCCATACTCTATTGCTTGTGTAAAAAGTAACTGGTTTACTGAGATTACGCCGTTTCTATGTTTAAATGATAAGGACTAGCGCCCCGCTTTATGGCGGGGCTTTACTTATCGAGAAAGGAGAAACATGAATCTTAAAGCAACTGTCGTGGCGGGGGCATGTTTCATCATCCTGGCATACGCACACGGCATCTACCAGTATCGCAGCGGTTGGAACGAAGGCCGGGAGAATCTCGTTTCGCAGCAACAGCAGAAAGCACAGGCTGAGTTAGCGAAGAAAACACAACGGCAGCAGCAGGACGAATCAAAGGCCGCCGCCGCTGACAATGAAGGCAAGACGAAATCAGAGGTGATTACCCGTGAAGTCGTTAAGTACATTAAAACGCCTGGCCGCAGCGTGTGCACTTTTGACCCTGAGCGCGTGCAGATCAAGTCCCGCGCCGTCGCCAACGCCAATTCCATCCCCGGATACGACGATGATGCAGCCGCCGTGCAAACTGGCACCGCCAAGTAGCGACGCTGACGAGGATTTGGCTGTCGACGTCCAGAACGCCGAATGCGTACGGCAACTGAGACTGAAAGTGTTCATGTTGCAGGATTACGTGAGGAATATTCTGGAATAGTTGCCTTGCATGTTGGAATAATTTATTCTTGACATGTAAATCCGGGTGGCCCGGATTCCAACGTCCAGGGGACATACTGACTATGAATCGTTTTTTACGTTATCCGTTCCAGGAAGAAGCTGGGGCAGAAGATAAAGCTGGTGGCGGTGACGCGCCGAAAATGTTCACCGCTGAAGAAGTTCAGGCGCTGATTGAGAAAGAAGTAGCCGGGCTTAAGGCTAATCAGGAAGCATTGCTGGCGGAGAAGAAAGAAGCCGCCCGCAAAGCAAAAGAGGCCGAAGAAGAACGGCAGCGCGCACACCAGGAGGCGTTAAAGGCCGCCGGTAAGATGGACGAGTTCGAAAAGACGATTCGTAGCCAGTATGACCCGGTGTTAGCCGAGAAAGATGGTCGCATCTCCAAAATGGCAGAGCGCATCCTCGGCAGCGAACGTAAAGCGGTGTTAGGCTCTTTCGCCGGTGATTTTATTACCCCGGAAGCAGTGGACATCCTTGCGCCGTTCGTTAAGACTGAGTTTGAAGGCGATGACGTGGTTACTAAGTTCGTCGGCGCAGACGGTAACGTAATCACGACTGACCCGGAACAGTTCCGCAAATACCTGCGCGAACACAAAGCGTTTTCGCATTTGATTAAAGCAAATGCAGCTTCCGGCGGCGGGGCTTCCGGTGGCAAAGGCGGCGGGGCCGCACCAGCGTTTAAAGACATGAGTGAAGCGGAGCGTTTAGCTCTGTATAAATCGAACCCTGCCGAATTTGAACGGCAACTTAAAGCCCTGAGGAAATAATAATGGCAATTACCACTATCGGCGATATCGTAACTGGCAACATCCCGGTCCTGGCGTCTTATATGACCGAGGACCCGGTAGAGAAAACCGCGTTCTTCCAGTCCGGTATTCTGACCCCAACTCCGTACGCCGCTGAGATTGCCCGCGGCCCGTCCAACATCGCCAACATTCCTTTCTGGAAAGCGATTGATACATCTATCGAGCCAAACTACTCGAACGATGTGTATCAGGACATCGCTACCCCGCGTAACGTGCAAACCGGTGAGATGATGGCCCGTGTTGCCTACCTGAACGAAGGTTTTGGCCAGGCTGACCTGACTGTCGAACTGACCAGCCAGAACCCGCTGCAATCCGTAGCGTCCCGTCTGGATAACTTCTGGCAGCGTCAGGCACAGCGCCGTCTGATTGCTACTGCGCTCGGTCTGTACAACGACAACGTAGCCGCTACCGATGAATACCATACGCAGAACGATATGGTTATCGACGTGTCTGCTTCTAAAGGCTTCGACGCCGCCGCATTCATCGACGCTACCCAGACTATGGGCGATGCTCTGATGGGCAACGGCGGTGAAGTGCTGGGCGCTATCGCGATGCACAGCTTCGTTTATGCGCAGGCGCGTAAGCAGCAGCTTATCGACTTCATCAAAGACGCCGACAACGACACCTTGTTTGCCACCTACCAGGGCTACCGTGTGATTGTTGATGACAGCATGACCGTAGTCGGCACCGACACGAACCGCAAGTTCATCTCTATCATCTTCGGCAACGGTGCTATCGGTTACGGTGAAGGTAATCCGTCCAACCCGCTGGAATACGAACGCGAAGCGTCCCGCGGCAACGGCGGCGGCGTTGAAACCCTGTGGACCCGTAAGACCTGGCTGTTGCATCCGTTTGGTTACAGCTTCACCAGCGCGGTAATCACCGGCAACGGCACCGAGACTGTCGCTCGCTCTGCTTCCTGGCAGGACCTGGCGAACGCCTCCAACTGGAACCGCGTTGTTGACCGTAAGCATGTACCGATTGCCTTCCTGGTAACTGGTGTCGGGGCTTAAGGTTAAGATATAATCGAGAGGGACTTCGGTCCCTCTTTTCATTTACTAAGAGGATTCCTCAATGGCAGACGTACTGAAACGACGCATCACTGGCGTCTCTGCAGACACCGTAGGAGCTAAGATTGACATGGCGACTATTTCTCCTGCGTCTTTTTCTACCCCACTTAACGCCACAACGTCAGTAAACTCCGGCGAAACCATGACACTGACCGTGGCCGCAACTGGCGGACTAGAGCCATATTCTTACCAGTGGTATAAGAATAACAACGCCATCGCGGGGGCCACCGATAAGACGTATACCAAAGCCAACGCTGCTAAACCCGCTGACGAAGGTACGTATAAAGTGGTTGTTCACGATGTGTATGGTAATATTATCTCCAGCAGCACTGTAGCAACTGTGTCTTAATACAACGGCCCTTCGGGGCCGTAATAAGGAAAGGTAATAATTATGAACGACCAGCAAATCGAAAAAGAAATCCAAGATAAAGGATTAACAGCGCCACGCATCACTCCGCAGCACATTCAGTCACTCATTTCTGGTGAGTATTATTTTACGGCAGAAGATGGCGTACAGCAGGCGATGCACAAGCAGGATGAGCTAACCAGACTCGTTGGCCCACACAGAGAAATTGAATTTCTTACCTTTTGTGTCTTGGTATTGAAAAATGGATTCACAGTCACAGGTGAAAGCGCATGTGCCAGCCCTGAAAATTTCGATGCTGAAATTGGTCGGAAGATTGCCCGGCAGAATGCCGTAAACAAAATCTGGATGCTCGAAGGCTACTTGCTGAAGCAGAAGTTGCTGGAGCAAAACAGCGAGGCCAATCATGGCAGATAATTACGTAATCCGCGAAAAGTACACACACGTCGACGTTGTTGGCGGTCAGGTGATGCCGGTTCGCGGTGTTGTAGGAGCGGATGAACTGGTAGCGGTCCAACCGGACAACGAAGAAGCGCACAACAACGGCGGTGGTACTAAGCGTCGTCGCCGTAAGTCAGAGGAATAGTTTATGCCGCTAATCGTGGAAACGGGAGAAATCGTCCCTAATGCCGACAGTTACATTAGCCTGGCGGACGCCCGTGCGTTAGCGGCTAATTACGGTCTTGAGCTACCGGTGGACGATACCGCCGCAGAGGTGGCCTTGCGCAACGGCGCTACTTATGTCGGGCTTGCAGAACCGCAGATGTGCGGACGTCGGGTGTCGGCGGAACAGTCTCTTGCATATCCCCGCACCGGTGTTACGCTAAATGGGTTCCCTGTAGCGAACAATGTCATCCCTAAGCAGGTAATTCTTGCGCAGGTAATCGCTGCCGTTACGTATGGTGGGGGTACTGAGGTGCGGGCCAACTCCGATGGACGTTCGGTACAGACCGAGCGCGTAGAGGGTGCAGTAACCGTCACCTACTTCAACAACGGCAGCTCTGGCGCTACTACATCAATCACCGCAGCCGATGACGCCTTGCGCCCGTTACTGTGCGGCGGTCTTAACAACGGCTTCTCCTTTAACGTGTACCGGGGTTAAAAATGGCGAAGACTAAAACAGAGATGTTTACCCTTATCGGTGCAAATCTTCCCGATAACACTACCGGTCTTATTACCCCCGCGAAGCTACGCGAAGTAATGACCCAGATGGCGGATTCGCCTATTTACGCCACTCCCGGTGTTAAAGAGGTTGAAGTTCTCCGTGCCGCGTCGACCGTGGCACAAGCGCCTTCCGCAGTAGATACGGCATTGCAGGTATCGTTCGGCTCTGCTCAGGGAAGCGCATCTGACCCGGTAATGATTAATGCTGCAGGTCTTGTTACGTTCAACACCGCGGGTAACTACGCCGTTCGCATCAAGTTGCAGGCAGGTCGCACAGGGGCCAGCGGAACGTCAATCCTTTTATCGCGCATTCTTCTGAACGGTTCTCAGTACGGGTCACCCGCAGCTACTAAACTGGTAAGCGCCGATATTACAATCCCGATTGAGTCTCGCGTAGTTATTAACCCGACCGCAGGCCAGACGTTTGCCGTTCAGATTATGCGAGATAGCGCCGGAACAAACTTCGGCGGCGTATACCCGCAAGCGGCTACTGTAACTGCATGGGGTACGGCACCGTCAGCGCTACTGGTTATTTCGAGACTGGAGGCCGCCTGATGAGCTTATTTCAGTGTGATAATTGCGGGTGTGTAGAAAACACTGCGCTCGCTTCACAAGGGTTCATTGGAATTTTCGAGAAGTTCTATGACTGGGGGTACGCCCCTGAAAGGAGAGGTAAGAGGTTATGTAGCGCTTGCGGCCCAGTGAAATACCGCGACGGCTCCGCTACAGAGTACGGGAAGTGGCACAATGTGTTCACCCGCGACTACTTACCTATAGGAGAGTTTGAGACAAATGACGTCGGTAACCTCGTGCATAAGAAAACTAAAAGCGAGGATTATCGTCAGTATATTATTAGGTCAGATAAGGATATACCTAATACGGGGTTTGACTTATGAGCACAGCTTTCAGTAAACGTATGCAAGGCGTTGGTACACGCCTGCTAACCAAATTCGGCAGCACAGTATCTCTGATCCGTACTGGCTCGAAAGTGTGGGATGAAGTTCTCGGTGAGTACGTCTGGTCTGCGGATGAAGTGTTGCCGTTGAAGGCTGTTCCTGTTCCGGTAAACGCGGGACTGGTAAACGGTACGACGATTCAGGCAAGCGACATGATTGTTAAAGCCGATTACAGTGTCGTTCCGAAGATGGAAGACAAGGTGCAATTCGGTGGCGAGCAATGGTCTGTTGTAGCCATTGAGAAGAAGATGGTTAACGATGATGTCGTGGCCTACTTTATTCAGGTGAGAAAATGAGTTTCGCGCTTGATGTATCTAAGTTCGTAGAAAAGGCGAAGAAGAACCCTGAGAAGGTGATGCGTCAGGTGTCTATTAAGCTGTTTTCCGCTATTATAAAGACAAGCCCGGTAGACACAGGCCGCTTTCGTATGAACTGGATGGCATCTGGTGGCACTCCTGCTTTCGGAACTACAGACGCTACGGATAAATCAGGAAACACGGCAACAGGAAACGCTACAAGTTTCGTACTGAAAGCCACCGACTGGCGCGAGTTCACGCTGACTAATAACCTGCCGTATGCGCAACGGCTGGAGTACGGTTGGTCGCAACAGGCTCCACAAGGCATGGTCAGGACTAATGTGTCACGCTTCCAGCAACTAATTAACGAAGAAGCCAACAAGGTGAAATAATGGGCTACTTTGAGGACTTAACCAAAGCGTTCGATGTGCCGCTGGTAGCCTTCGGAACCACCAACGGCATCAGGGTAGCGCTTGAGAACATCGACGCGCCGACGTCAACCGATACGCCGTATCTGGCAAGTTACATGTTGCTGGCGGATACGGAGCAGGCGGATTTGTTCTTTACGGAACAACGCTCCGGCATCTATCAGGTCGACATTAACTACGCATCGGTGAAAGGTAGCGCGCCAATCAATAAAATGGCAGACTTACTTAACACGGCATTCAAAGCAGGTAAGTCATTTTCACGTAACGACATCTGCGCCGAGGTTCAATCGGTTAGCCTGGGGCCGCTGATTGTAGAAAACGGATGGGCCAAACGGCCATTGTCAATTAACTTTATCGCATTCACCAAGAGGCTGTGAATATGGCTACAACTCCTTTTAAGGGCGCGAATACCGCGCAATTCTATGTGGCGGAAGTTACCCCGGGCGTGACCCCAGACAACCCTGTCTGGTCGCCGTTGCGTAACACTGGCGGTGTTCCAGCTATTACCCGAGACACGCTGACCTCCAACGAACTGGACGGCAGCCGTGAAACTACATCCATCCGCACCGGCAACAAGCAGGTTAGCGGAGAATACGCTATTGAGCTTAGTTCGAAAAGCCAGGACGACTGGCTGGCGGGTGCTTTAGGCTCCACGTGGCAATCCGGTAGTTCTCTGACAGGGCTATCAATTACCGTCGCGCCCGCCGGCAAGACGTTCACACGCGCCGAAGGTAGCTTTATTACCGACGGCGTTGAAGTGGGCGACCTGATTGCGTTTACCGACTTAACGGGTGATAACGCAAAACCGTTTATTGTTACCGCAGTAGATGCTCTGGCAGTAACCGGTGCTGGTATCCAGCACACTCTGACCGCAGAGACTGCCACTACCGCTGCTAAGACCGGCGACAAACTGGAAACCGGCAGTCAGTGTAAGACGTTCTCTATTCTCACCTGGTACAAAGGCCAGTGCGGCGGGGCCAGTGTATATACGCTGACCAAAGGCGTAGAAGTTTCCGGTTTTACCATCGAACAGGCGGTTAATGCAATGGTAACTGGCAGCTTCCCGTTCATCGGTCGCACTCAGGAGATTCTCACCGAGCAGCCGTCCGGTTCCGATTTCTCATCTGTTACGTTTGGCGATGAGCCTTTCTCTTCGGTTGACGTTTCCGTGTTCGATGGCTCTACGCCGTTGCGCTGCGACAGTCTGACCATCACCAACGACAACAGCGCGTCCGCACAGTTCGAACTTGGCAACACTAACGTTGCGTTTGTGGAGCGTAGTCGCGCGGCTAACACCTTCTCCATCTCTGGTAAGCTGTACGACATGGCGATGATTCAGAAGTTTATCAACGAGCAGCAGGTGGAGATTAACTCTATTCTGGCGGGGGTAAACGGGGCTATGTCTTTCAGCCTGAAACGCGCAGAGCTTACGGCTGTTACACCAGAGATTGGGGGGCCAGAGTCAATCACCCAGTCCATTGAAGGGCAGGCTACTGGCAACCAGTACCAGTCGTCTATTGTCATCCAGCGTATCACCTACGCATAAAACTAAGGCCCCTTTCGGGGCCTTTTTCTTACAAACCTAATTTTAAAGCAATGTCTATAACGTTCGATTTAACGTCACCCGGTATGATATAGGTGTCGTAATCTTTTACACCACTAACATCATACAGGTAGCCACGGCTATCCCCGTCAAACGTGTAGCCGTCTCGGTGCAAGCGAACAATTCGCACGTCATGCCCAGCGGCGACGATAGGGGCCACTTCACTGGCGAATCCACCGTCGGAAACTACAAAAACTTCGTTGCCGCCGGGCAAGTTTTCAGCAAGATACTTACCGAAATAATCACTACCAAGTACCGGTTTAATGAATTGTTCAGAGATAGCAATCATGAACTGACGTCGCGACAAACCATTAAGGAAGCCTTCCGGCTTTTCTTTCCGCGCTCGGTCGTCGTAGCCGTCGAGAAATTCGTGGTAAGCATCAGGGCCTAACGCCGCCAGGGCAATATTGAACATTGGATTCTTGAAACTGGCAGTTCCTTTTGCAAAGCCCATTTCTACCAGCGCCATAGCAAGAGTGTCTTTCCCGCAACCAGCAGGACCATTAAGAATAATTACCTTAGCCATTATTTATCACTCCCGTGCGATTTTAAGTGTGTAGAGTTCCCGTTACAGTCGTATTCAGTAACCGCGTGAGTGGTTATACCGAGGCCGCGGAAATGCTTTATTACCGCTGGCGAGTCGTCGAACGCACACAAGATTCTTTCTAGCCCGATCGCACGCAACACTTCTTCTTTAATTACGATGTCTTTTCTGTTGTCGTGTTTGCTGCGCATGATTAGCTGATAAAATTCGACGCGGTGGCGCTGCAACCACATTCTGGTTTCTTTTTCTGCGTCATCACTACGGCCCGTTAAGATAATAACGGCATAGCGACGATTAAGGGCGTTACACAGTTCGATGTTATCCCTAATGGGTTCATCATCTTTGCACGCCATGTTAAATGGCTTCCACGCCCATGTTTCGTTGTAGTTATCTTTCGGCAGCAGGTGTAAACGATGCGTACCATCCGCCAATGTTCCATCTAAATCGAAAATTACAATGTCTTTCATCCCAGCATCTCCGGTGAAATAGTTAAACGTGCGACCTCGCCATATTCGGCGCTATAAGTAATTACATTTGCACTACGGCCTGACATCCATCCGCCGCGGGAAGCGTAGGCATCTTTCGCCGCCAGGGTGCGGTGTTGCTCAACAATCATGTTACGGCTTTCTACGATCTTCTGGTGATGCAGGTGGCCTACGTGGGCGTAGCTATAGACACTCTCACCGAACGCTTTGCGGAACTTAGCGATCATAACCGGTTCAATAGCGTCGAATCGTGCTTTATGTCCGTGGTGGAAGAACAGGGTCGTTTTGCCGTGCTGCACCATCTTATAAACATCCGGCGACGTATCGACGAACACACGCGGCTCATTGTCGTACAGCGTACTGAACATCTCAGCTAACCAAATCATCCCACTTTCGTCGTGGTTCCCCTGCACGATAAGCAAGCGAACATTTTTATGTTTAACGAGAGCCATATCAACAACACGGCGGACCATACGGATCATGTAGCGGACCAGTTTCTGGTAGCGCGTGTCAGCGTCAAGAACATTACCGCTTGCCGGGGTAACGGCAACCAGACTGTCGAAGTGCGCAAGGTCGCCTAGCAGGTTAATAACACCCGTACCCGCGTCTGGTGCTTTCTGGAATGCCGCGTCGAACCAGCGGGAGAACAGGTCTTCCGCGATTTTCATGTCCCAGTCGTCTCCGCTCTCGTCGCCCCAGGCCAGCATACCGAGATGGAAATCAGATATCGTGTAAAGATTGAGTAGCTTGTCGTCGCGTTTAGCTCGAGTCGCTTTAACAGGCGCAACTGGGGTAATCTCTGACTTCATCCCCTCAATTACGGCTTTCATCAACTCGACCTGACGCTCGACATCGGTGTCAGTCTTAACCCATTGCAATTTAGTGTTGCCAAACTCGTCCACCAGGGACGACGTCCCTTTAATCTTGTAGCCGTCCGGTACAAGGTGACTAACGTCACGCCCGTGGCCCACGCCTTTCTTTGCCAGTTTCGCTTTGCGGATACGAATAACGCGGTCTGAGATGCCGTATTTACGGGCGATATCGATATTCTTCATACCGGCGTTCAATTCTTCCTGCAACTGTTCGTCGGTTATTTTCTTCCGGGCCATGCTTATTCCTCGTGCTTAGGATTTGTCCTATACTAGCTTACTTCTCGTTAACATTCGAGTTGCACGCCCAGATTAAAATAAAGACCCACGGCAGCAGAACCCAACCAAGAAACAGATTGGCCATGAATATCGCCAACTTCGCTTTATGGTCGCGGAAATACGCAACCAGGAAAGGTGCGAAATAGGCGAGCAGTGCAAACAGAATTAAGGAAACCGGTAAACTTGACATTTTAAACCCCTTCATTGTTGGTGTAAGTGAATAGTACCCTATTATATTGGGGTGTGCAAGTAGTGTGCTAGAATAAGTTTGCGCCTAGTGTCGCACACGAAAAGCGGGTGGTTCCCGTCTGGCGCATTTACCGTTAACCAGTAACCTCTTAACCAAAGGATTAAAGAATGAAACTTTCTGATTTTTATTTCGAAGAGAAAGCACTGGTGGGCAAGAAGATGCCGATTCTGCTACCAAACGGCGAAGACTCTGGTGAGTGGCTTAACGTCGTAAGTCCCGATGCAGATGCCGCCGTTAAAGCAGGGCGTGCTTTCATTATCGCGTACCGACGCGGGCTGGCGCGTTTCGAAGAACTGGAAAAATCCGCCAAAGAATCCGGCGACTATACTGAATATAACCTGGCGATTAACGAACTGGCGGAAGACCTCAACCGACAACTCGCGGCAGAAGTCGTAAACGGCTGGAGCTTTGATGAGCCTTTCTCTAAAGAAGCATTTAACAAATTGCTGGACCAGTTCAAGGCATTAGGTACACAGGTGGCGGCGTTCCATAACGCCGAGCGCAAAGCATTACAGGGAAAGTAGACGCGCTGTACAGGTTCGCCACCTACGAGTTTGTGGATAAGCATAAAATCAGAGAGTTTGATTCTATAGCCGACGGACACGAACAGGCGCTTATCGCGATGGGTGTAATCGATAAGAAAAAACGTGCAGCGCGACGGGGTGGGCCAGAATGCCCGCCCCTTTTTATATCCACCTTTGAGACGTACTGCGACATTAAGTTTACGCGACACGTGCGCGAGGACGCTGTAGTATTGTTTGCAAGAGAATCCGTTACGTGGCAAGACCTGAAAGCCTATCTCGATGTTACGCAAAAACAGCTTAGCCTGTTCGAGATAGACATTATCATGGGCTTAGAAGCAATCTTTGAAGGTAGAAATCATGGCTGATACCGCTAGTTTGATAGTACGAGTATCATCGACCGGCGTCGATAAAACCACATCACAACTGAACGGGCTTACGAAGGCGGCTGGGGCCGCTGCTGCTGCCGTCGTCAGTCTGGAAACCGCTAAGCAGGTGTTCAGCGCGCTGGTGGACTCTCAGCGCAACTTCGATAAGCTGAATTCCGGCCTCATCACAATGACCGGAAGTGCTGAGAACGCGGCTAAGGCTTTCAGCGTCCTGCAACAGTTCGCGAAAGAAACCCCATACGGGCTTAACCAGGCGGTGGAAGGCTTTACTAAGCTGGTGGCTCTGGGTCTGAATCCCAGCAAAGAAGCGTTAATCTCCTATGGCAACACCGCCGCCGCGATGGGTAAAGACCTTAATCAGATGATTGAGGCCGTGGCAGACGCCAGTACCTTTGAGTTTGAGCGACTGAAAGAGTTTGGCATCAAGTCGTCACAGCAGGCAGATACAGTGTCGTTCACGTTCCGCGGTGTTACCACCACGGTTAAGAAGAACTCCGAAGAGATTCAGAAATACCTGCTAAACATCGGTAACACTGATTTCGCCGGGGCGATGGAAACGCGTTCGAAAACCCTTGACGGGCAGTTATCGAGCCTCGCGGACTCCTTCGATGGCCTTGTACTTGCGGTAGCGCAATCCGGTTTCGGCGACGCCGTAGGTGAGCAAGCCGCGAAGGCAGAAGACGCTATTTCGGCACTCACCGACGCCATCGCATCTAATGAGATAGCAGCGACGCTCCAGGATTGGGCGACACTGTTCAATGAATCGTTCAAGTTTATTTCTGATGCCCTGAATGACCTGGCATTCGATACCGAGGACAAATCCGCGGATATGTCAGACTCGCTGGGGGCTATACCTGATGCAATCCGTGAATGGTTGCCCGACATTCAGCAGACATTCCATGAGGTTATTGCATGGTTCCAGCGCATTGACGATTATGCGGTAGCGCTTGGCCGGACCCTCGCCGACGTGTTTGACCCAAGCAAAACAGCGGCGCTCACATTTAAAAACCTGACCGCAGAGGCAGATGCCGCATACGACGCCAGCATAAAACGCGCAGAGGCAGAATCACAGGCCATTACCAACAGGTCTAAGCAGCGTAAGAAAGAAATTGAGGAACAGCGCAAGCAGTATAATGAGCGCAAGAAACAAGAAATTGACTTAGCCAGCCTTGTTAATAACAAGGGTGAAAATGGTGGGACCGGAAACACCAACGACAAAGACGCGAAAGCCGCCGCTAAGAAAGCGGAGCAATTGCGCAAACAGGCACAGGATTATCTCGACACTTTGGCCCGTCAGAACAACGACGAGATAAAGGCTATTGACGCGCAGGAACAGCAGAAACTGGCTAAGGCAAAAGAGTTCTACAGCCAGGGCGCACTGTCACTGAAAGAATACGAGCAAGCAAAAACCGCTATTGTCCTAGAAGCAGGGCAAAAACGACAAGATGAACTGGATAAACGCCAGAAAGAAGCCCAGGAAAAGCAACAGAAAGGTGACGACTTCATGGCCCAGATTATGGGGCAGAACGCGACTGAGCTTGAGCTTCTCGACATCCAGGAACAGCAGAAGCTGGCGGTAGCTGATAAGTACCGCGAACAAGGGCTGATTAAAGAGGAACAGTATCAGGCGGCACTTAACGCCATCAACGAGCAGTATGCTACGAAGCGTGCTGACGCAACGGCAACCGCCTTTGGTAATATGGCTTCAAACATCGGGGCCGCGTTGGGCGAGGCTTCTGGTGCGTACAAGGCATTCGCTATCGTGCAGGCCACTATCGCCACATACACCGCGGCTATTGAGGCGTATAAGTCAACGGCTGCCATCCCTGTAGTCGGCCCGTTCCTGGCTCCTGTAGCTGCCGCCGCTGCCGTTGGGGCGGGTATGGCGCAGGTTTCCGCTATCAGGTCTGCGCGTGAACAGGGCGGTCAGTTATCTGCAGGGCAGGCTTCCACCATCGCGGAACGCGGTAAACCGGAAGTTATCATGCCCGCTGGTGCATCGCGCGTACGAACTGCGCAGCAGATGAAAGAAATTATGGGGCAAAACGGGTCTTCTTCCGGCGGTGATAATGTCACCATAGTCAACAACACCACAGGGCGTGTGGATTCCGCCGTAACAGAACGTGATGACGAAGGGCGTTTACGTATTATAATCAGTGAAACAGTAGCGTCGCAGTTACAGGATAACAACTCACCGATTTCTAAAGCTCGCCGCTCTACTCGCGGTCAGCCGGGGTATTAATTAATGAGCGATTTGAGATTCCCTATGTCCCTTCGACCTATAGTGTCGAAGGGGTACTCCCAGACCAGGGGGAGTAATATCTGGCGCACTGAGGTTCAGGGCGGCTTACCTCGCCAGGGGCGAGACACGTACTTTGAGCCAGTGCCGATTAGCGTTACGCTTGTCGTGTCTTCTCTTGGTCGTCAGGCTTTCTATAGCTTCCTGAACAACATCGACGGCGGGGCGTCCTCGTTTATCATGCCGCATGATACAGGTATGGGCATCGAGGACCACCAGGTACTCATTACATCGGCGATTAGCGATAGCACCGACGATGGCAAGAACTGGGTAATCACGTTCACTGCTACGGCAGAGAGAACCGCGATTCAGGAAGATACATGTCTTACGAAGAATCTGCCTGATTTGTTCGGTTGTTATGGTGATTGCTTAGGCGGTTTCCTTAAGGCATACGGAGCCGCACAATCAACGTTTCCACGAATTTGGGATCCAATGCAATGAGCCAGGAATCAGTAGAAGCCGCCTATCGTCGTAAACTGGCATCTAACCCAGACGGCGAGATGGATTACATTACTCTTGAAATAACACACCCGCTTCTCTCGAAGCGGTGGTTGCTTGTGCGCGGGACGTCTGACCTTACTGCTACGCTTGAGACCGGCGAAACTGTTACGTTCGAGGCCACGCCTATGGACGCCAAGAACGCCGCAAACAATAATGACATGGACCAGACGGCCTCGTTCTCGCTGCCGGATGTTCTTAACATTCTCGATGAAGAGATGGACCGCATCCCCTACAGCAATACGGAGTTACCTAAATTCATATTCCGCCGTTACGTAAGCACCGACCTGTCGTACCCGTGCGACGGCCCTGTAGTGTACGAGTTGCAGACGTTGACGCAAGAAAAAGGCGTGTTCACCGCAGAGACCGGAACGCCTATGCTCAACCAACGGCAGACCGGAATCCTGATGGCACCAGAAGAAATACCGCTGTTGCGTGGGGTACTTTTGACATGAGTATCACTGCCTATACTGGCCTCCCTTATGACTTCCGTCGTTACAATTGTTGGCATCACGTGCGCAGGGTGCGCGGTGATGTTGGGCTATCTACGCCAGCTTTCGATGTAACCTCCCCGACGGCTATAGACGCGGCGTTTGACGCAGGCCACTCCAACCCTAAAGGTCTGGAACGCGCCGCCAGTCCGCAGAACTATGACGCTGTGTTGCTTGGCAGCTACCACAGAGGACGTGTAGTGTGGCACGCAGGCGTGTATTATGACGGTATGGTAAGCCACTGTGAGTTAGCGTCCAGACAAGTTCGCCTCGACCGCCTGGACGATTTACGCGACACATATCAGGAGATTGAATTTTGGCGATAGTTATCCACTACACCCGCAACGAAGACGGGACGTTCACACAAAAACGGCATAACGACTCGCCGCTGAATTTCGTCGTAAACCATATCCCTGATGGTGTGCCGTTTCGCGTTTTCCTCGAAGAGATAGGAGAGGATAACGACGTAACAGAAAATTTCGACGCGTTAAAACAGGATGCCGTTTTCCACATCCTCGAGGGCGCTGGTGGCGGTGCTATCAAGGGTGTGATGAAAGTGTTCAGCATAATCCTTAAACCGCTGGCTAAATTACTCACACCCTCAACAAAGGGCGCGTCTAACAATCTCGCTAACCAGCAAGCAGACTCTCCGAACAACAGCCTGACAGACCGGAATAACAAGGCCCGCCCATACGAGCGAACTTATGACATCTGCGGCCGGGTGCAGACGATACCTAATAACCTTATGACCACCTATAAGGTTTTCGATAATACAGGCCGTATCATCGAGTACGGCTACTATGACGCTGGGCGCGGGCATCTCGACGTTAAAGCAGAAGACATCACTGACGGCGACACCAAAGTCCAGGAGATAACCGGAACTTCTGTCGCCGTGTATGCCCCGTACACATCCCCCAATAACACAAGCTCCCCACAACTTCTTGTCGGCGAACCTATCGACCAAAAGTTGTATATCACTATTGCATCTAATGAAGTAGACGGTGCGGTACTGAAAGCTCAAAACGGCATCAGGGTTAACCCCAGCGATACCGGTGAGATTTCATTACAAGGAACAACTGGTGTAGTTCGGGATGCCACCGGCGACTCCGCTTTCTCTGAGATTCTATCAGTGGGAGACATAGCTATTTTTAACGTTATTCAGGTAAAAGACGTAGCTAACGTAAGCGGTAACTATACTGTTACCTACGTGGACGACTTTGAGGTGAGAGTAGCCGTCGGAGGGATGTTATCAGAATGGCAGAAATTGCCGTCTGGGTTTACACGTTTAACACAAGGGACCGACGTATGGATTTCACCATCTAACACCTACGATAAGTCGTTAACAGACTGGACGACGCTTAGCAGACTGCCAGTAGAGCGCATCGTCGCAAATATCGCCGCCGCTAACGGCATGTATAGAGACAATGGCAGTAAACTAAGGGCCTCTGTCACCGTCGAATTGCAGTACCAGTTACTCGATGACACAGGAGCGCCCTACGGTCCTGTATACAGTAAACAAGGAACTATATCTGGGCGGTCATCGGATTATACCGGTGTGACAATCTACGCGGACCTGCCGTCGGCGTCTAATGTTCGTGTACGGGCACGCAGGGTGACAAACCTGGACCTTGATTTTGAGGGTACAGTAGTTGATGAAGTGGCCTATATAAATCTTTACGGGCAATTAGTTGACCGAACCCCACACTACGGCAACCGTACAACGGTGCATTCTGCGCGTAAGCAGACACCACGGGCCGCAGAGGTTAAACAGCCCCAACTGCGAATGGTAGTAACTGAGACGGTGTACAAGTACCTAGGCAATGGCGTGTTTGACACAGTTCGCACGCCAAACACGCAAGCGGTACAGTCGCTGATTCGTCTTGCCCGGGACCCGGAAGTTGGCGCGCTGAACCTGACAACGGCAAACATGGATAGACTGCTGGCCGTGCAGAACGAAATTGAAGGTTATTTCGGGAATGTCGAGGCGGGGCAATTCTGCTACACATTCGATGACTATAAAACTACTATGCAGGACATAGTAACTACGATAGCGGAAGCAATTTTCTGCACTCCATATCGGAGAGGTGCCGACATCCTTCTTGACTTTGAACGCCCGCGGATTGGCCCTGAGATGGTATTCACACACCGTAGTAAAACAACAGCTTCAGAAAAGTGGACCAGGACCTTCAATGACGCCCAGGTATACGACAGTCTCAAGTTCTCTTACATCGACCCTGATACCAATGTGAAAGAGACTATTAGCATTCCAGCCGAAGGTGGTGTTAACACTGAAACGTATGACTCTAAAGGTATCCGTAATTATCGACAGGCGTACTGGGCCGCGTACCGCCGTTACCAGAAAAACCTGTTGAAAAAAGTCACGGTGTCCTTCACCGCTACAGAAGAAGGGATTTTTGCAATGCCTGGGCGTGCGGTAAGTGTGGTGAAAGGTTCTCGCATGGCTCCCCAGGATGGCTATATAATCGCTGTTAACGGGCTTACGCTTACTCTTTCTCAGCCAGTTACATTTACCCCCGGTGACGACCATTCACTCATCCTTAAGAAGCGTGATGGCGGAGTTCAGAGTGTTGCAGTTGTGCCGGGAAGTCACGACCGTGAAGTGATTATGTTATCTGCGCCTCAAGAAGCGATTTACACGGGGAATAGCGCACTAAAAACTGAGTTTTCATTCGGCAACGAAGCAAGGCATAATGCTCAGATGATTCTTGTTTCTACAGTTGACCCCGGGGATGACAGAACAGTTAAGATTACCGGGATTAACTACGAAGCGGATTTCTATAAATACGACGGCGTCGCGCCTTTCGGCAGCGGTTTCTCCGACGGATTCAGCAACGGTTTTAGTTAAAGAGGACTCTATATGTCAATCGGATGTGGTGACGTTTTAAGCCTGGTGGATTTGCAAACCGCCAAGAAGCACCAGATTTTCGAAGCCGAGGTTATCACCGGAAAATCCGGTGGTGCTGCAGGTGGTGCGGATATCGATTACGCGACAAACGCCGTTACGGGGCAGACACAGAAGACGTTACCCGCTGTGTTGCGTGATATGGGCTTCTCCCCCGCATCATTTGATTTTACTACAGGAGGTACAGTTACGCAGCGCGACACAGTGGTGTATAACCCCGCTGACAATAACTGGTACTCCTGGTCTGGAACGCTGCCGCGGGTTGTAGCCGCAGGGACTGACCCCACTACAGACAGTAACTGGAAACCTCGCACAGACCAGTTATTACGGCAAGAATTGGCGTCGGAACAAGCTGGTGTTTCCGGGGGGACATTGGTCCGTGTAGAGCCTGGAGTGGCTCCTGTGGTATGGGGTGAAAGGTCAGTAAAGAATTTGATATTAGATGGCAAAGCTGGGTTACGTAAAAACTTTGGCGCACTTGGGGACGGGGGTGCGACTGATGGCGGAGAGAAAGACACCAAAGCGATAGAAGACGCTCATCACGCCATGATGGATGTTCTTTATCGCCGCCGCCCGGCTGAGACGGATGAAAGCACAATCAGTTTTATGCTACAAAAAGGCCCAGGCATTCTCTATGAGAATGGTGTGTATAAATATAACGGCACCGGTTTAAATATATCGGCAGGGGATACCTTTATTTTAAATGTCAGGGGCGAAAGCGCTTTGGGAACTAAAATACTGTTGCCGGATGGTGTATATCTTTTCGATTTTGATAACAACCCCGTATACTCTCATTTATCAAACATGACAATTCATGGTGGTCTTGGTGCGGTTAGGTATAAGGCAAAAACGCGAATCACTGGTGATTTTCACGTATTTAGCGACCTTCGGCTTTCTCGTTTTACCGAGTGCGGAATTAGTAATAATGCAATTGATATGCCTTGCTTTCGGGTGGAGCGTAGTCGGTTCTACGGTGCTACCGCGTCTCAGCCAATCGGCGTATGCGTCAGCGGTCTTTCAGCCGGTGGGTACATTCGGGATTGCCTTTTTAGCGATTTCAGGTACGCCATTAAGTTAGCTGTCGGGGATAACGGTACAGAACGCAACGGCCCCGCCACTCCGTTCAACATCGAAGACAACGACTTCTACCGCACAGGCGCACGCAGCCCTTCAGCATCTTATGATGTGTGGATCGAGCCTGGGGCAACCACTAACAACGCAGGTCGCGCCATCCGGTTTGCGGGTAATAAGTTCGGGCAAGAAAACCTGATTACACCCGATGCACATGTGCTCATTGCTGATAGCACTACCGGCAGCGGATTAAACTTAAACGGGGACCGGGCGCATGTCGAAACGCAATCCACGGGTTTCGTATCGGGATTGAGATTTGAAGGTAATAACGTTAACTCCAGTAATGCGGGGTATATTGCACCGTTCTTGAGAAGTTTTACACCTAATCTAGGAAACTGCTATTTTTCTGATATTTATGACAACGATATGCCGTCGCGCATTATTGAGTTTGCAGGCGGGATTACGCAATCACAGGTAACGAATCTTACCCGTAGTAATGTGTTTAATGCAGGGCAATGCCTGGCATTACAGGAAGGCGGGGAGCCTAAACTCCTTAGCAATTTAAATGGCGTCTTTGGTATCGAAGACCCATTGCATTACTATTCTGGGCATCCTCAGTCAACATATTATCCAGTTGGTACTGCTAAGATAGATTTTGTATCACTGTTTTCTGCGGAAACTTCAACGCTAACGGTCGCTGACGGCAGTAAAACCGCTGTTCCTTGTTCGTATGGCGCACCTTCCGAAGCAGTGGAGATTACTATGTCTGCGTCAACGGGGCGGTTAATTCAAACAGTATCAGGTCTTATCGCCAATAGAAAGGCTTGGTTGGATGTTGAGGTTAAGCGCGGGTCGGCAAATTCAGTGCAAAGCGTAAAAATAGAAATATTAGATTCTACAGGCTCGATTATATGGCTTCGTAGAATAATTTTGCTCGACTCCCTGTCAAGGTGGCAAAAAGTAACACTACCGTTTGTGCCATCGGCAGCAGGTAATTGTATAGTTAGATTCAGCGCAGCAGCTACGTACTCCGCTGGTTCTTCCACTAATTTCATAGTTGGTAATCTTAATGTGTATCATAACGATACGCCTATTTCTACAGGACTTAATAGTGGACTAAGTTCTAACTGGGCACGGCAGCACAATATCATGGGTACTATGCACGAATGGTATGATGCTTCTGGTAATAAGAGAGCTAAGTCAGGTCAACCTCTATCCGATACGGATGGGGTTATAATTAGCGCAAACGTGACACCGTAAGGTGGGTTAAATAAAACTAAGGCCCCGTTCGGGGCCTTTTCTCTACTCTTCTGGTAGCTTCTCCAGCACAAACGCCAGTTGCGCATTAGCGGCATCTCTCTGTTGTCGTAGTCGTAGAACCTCCTCTTCGAGTTCCTTGATACGTTTTTGTAATGCCGGAATGGGGGCTATGATGTTCATCTGGTAAATTTCCTCGCAAGATACGTTATTTCTTCTTCACAAAGTTCATCAAGGTCGTTAGATACAAATCCTCTGGTGAATGTTTTGCTGAACTTTAATCCAGCTTTATCATTGTCGCCCGCGCACACCCAGTCATATGGCAAAAGTGACATTTGCTGCCGTAGGTCGGTTGATAAATTCGACCCCAGTGCGCTTACGGCATTGAACCCGCAATTCATCAAGGCTACGGCTTTGAATATGCTTTCGGTAACAAATACCACCCCGCGCTCCGGCAAATACTCAAGCCCCCATAAACACGGCCTTGTTGTTCGGGTAAAGTACCTCGCGTCTTTAGGGTTTTTACAGTTCTTTTCCGCATGTGGTTTGTAGTGCTGGTATCCGCGAAGCCTACCGTCAAACCCCCACAGGTAAAACGTAGCTACTCCAGAGCCTAAGACTACACGTAAACGGTCCGCGTCAAAACCTCGTGACAGCAGATGCGCCTTAAGTAGTAACTCCTCGCAATCCATCATTTCTTACTCCTTCTCTTCATGTAATTAAGCAATTCTTCCTGCACCGATCTCTTCTCGTCTGTACGCGCGGCAACAACCTCGTCCAGTGTGTCTTTAGCAACGATGTGATAGAGGAACACTGGTCGCTCGTGGCCCGCCTGTTTCTGACGGACCGGGCCTATACGCTCCACGACCTGTAAATAGTGCTCAAGGTTCCAGCCTTGCGAGATGAATGCCAGATGATGCCCGCCGTCCTGTAAATTCAAACCATGCCCGGCTGACGCAGGGTGCACGCATAGGATTTCGATTTCGCCACGGTTCCACGCTTCCATCTGCTTATTGCCCTTAGCGCCTTTGGCAAACGCCCGGGCCTGCGGGAATCGTTTAAGGATGCGCTCCAGTTCGTGCTTAAACTGATAGGCCACCAGTAACGGCGCGCCCTGCAACTCCTCCACAATTGACTCAAGCGCATCCAGTTTCGTGTCGTGCACTTTCTCCCAGTCTTTCGTCGCTTCGCCGTCGTCGCCCGTCACATACACGGCACCAGATGCAATCTGCAAACACTTCGACGTCTTCGCTGCCGCGTTAGCCGCTTCAACTTCCCCGCTCTCCAGTTCCGCGAATAACTTTTCCTCCATATCGATGTACGCCTGACGTGCTTTCTTCGGCAGGTCGATTTCAACCGGCACAATAATCGGCGCTTCACAACCAAACCACTCGGCGGCGTCAATCGTCAGGCTGATGTCCTTCATCTTCTGGTGAATTTCATTATCCGCACCAGGGCGCGCATGATACTCACGTGCCATCGCGGATTTGCCTTTCTGTACCGAGTTAAACCAGCGGTCGGTGAACGCTGTGTACGAGGAACCCAGGCGCTCGCCCGCGTCGATAAACCAGTTCTGACCCCACAAGTCTTTGAGGCCGTTCGGCGACGGTGTACCCGTCAGGTTAATGAAACGCTTAACCTTACCGAATGCCACTTTGCTAAGCGCCTTTGCCCGCTTGCTACCCCCAGAACGGCTGCGGAATGATTTCAGCTTCGTGCTCTCGTCGGCAACGATAACGGTAAAAGGCCAGTCGTCTTTGCCGTAGTAGTCGATAAGCCATTCGATAACTTCGTAGTTCGTGCACACCACGTTAGCGTCTGATTCCAGTGCCGCGATGCGTCGCTTCTCTGAACCAGTCGCATCTACGACGCTCAGACATGGGAATTGCCATTTCTCTTGTTCTGCGGGCCACGTACCCGACGCAACGCGCAGCGGGGCGAGGATTAACACTCGGTCGTCATCATTAAGTTGGCCGTTGCGGAACAGTCGGTTTAACACCCACATTGTCGACGAGGTCTTGCCGCCGCCCATACCGCACCAGATATTGCAACGTGGGTGCTGTAGCATGAACGAAGTCATGAGTTTCTGGTACTCGCGCCTTTTAAACTTAGACATGATTGGCCTCATAAACTGCTTTTGCGAAACCCCGCGGGGTAAGGCTGCGGATTGTTTTTGTCCTCACCGATTTACCGCCTAATTTATTGTGTTGGTCAGAGTAACCGCCAACCACGGCGACACATGATTTAACGGGCATCACAAAACCGTTACCCGCCCAAATACATGTCTTCTTAGGGTACGCGTCCCGCGGTTTTATGTATTCAGGGAACATTGGGTGCGTGTCGTCTTCGGGTAAATAGCCGCCGTATTCGTATGGATTGAACGAGTAGTCAGGCTTACGCCATAAAGACGAAAGAACGCTAACAGGGTTCTCAATCATATAAGGTACGTTGTACTTTTTAGCCAGACGCGCAGCCACTTTGCATGTAACCACGGCCTCTACCTGAAAAGTTGGGTTCTTCTTCCGCTTCGTTTCGAAATGAGCCGCGCCGCTAACGGCTAAATCTGTACACGGAGGGAACGCAAAAATAATATCTGGCGCAACCTCGAAGTCAAACTTATTATCAATCCACGCGTTTATATAGTGGATGTTCTCGTGTTCAACTTTTGCGCCCAATCGCGCATAGTTGCCGTGGTCTGCGCCGTCGTAGTTGAAACAATAGCAAGTATGGCCCGCTTCCGCCCACGGTTGGGCCATGAGGCCCGAACCGTCGAACAATGACCAGATAATCATTTCGCCACCAGAACTAACTCTTTACGCCCAAACGCTGTAACGTTACCGGTTACGTCTTCAATAACCAGTTTACCGTTCGACTCGACGAACACCGTATCAACGGCAACAGGCTGGCGTGTCTTAACGTTGAAAATCATGTCGCCTGGTACGATGTCACGTGCTGGTTTGCGGTCGTATTCGTGTTTCATTTCTCAATTCCTTATATTGTTGGTGTAGGACTAACTATAATAGTTCGCTATTAGGTCGTCAACCTGTTTAAACGAACCGACGACAAAAACATTTGCACCTCTTTTACGCATCCGCTCGTGCTCGCGTAACTGGTGGGGGTCGGGCTTCGTGTTTTCGTCTTTCTTAACCTCAACGAACCAGACGATGCCGCCGGGGAGAATTACCAGCAGGTCAGGAGCGCCGGAACGTCCTTCGTAGGAAAGTTTACGAACGAGGCCACCAAGGGCCTCGAATCGCTCTTTTGCGTATTTCTGTATTTTGCCCTCAGGCGTACTCATCTACACACCCCTCACGTTTCGTATGCTCAACCCCATAGCGCGGACAGATTCGACAGTCTTCTTCGTAGAACCAGTAAATTTTCATTCCAGCACCCACAGATAAATTGCTACTAACATACCCAATACAGCGACCATCATGCCATATTGACCCTCGTGACAGTAGACACCGGCGGCAAATCCCGCCAGTACCGCGATAATCAGTTTACTTGGCATAACGTTTTAACTCCTGACCTTCCGCTACAAGAGGGAACCCCTCGGCCCATTCTGGTAATTCGCACATTAATTTTTCCAGTTCGGCCACCGTGTACTCGGGGGTATCTGGAGTTTCACATACCAATTCATCGTGTACCGAAAGCACGATGGGATACCCGCCGCGGTCAACGTTAATCATCGCATACGCAAGTAAATCACGGCACAGCGCCTGAACAATGTTTTCACAGGCTTTGCCGCCGTGTGTGTACAGGGTGGTCCATTGGCGGGTTAACTGATTTTCGCCCTGATACTTGATTCGGACATTCGTGTTTACCCGTCCGTCTTCGTCTGTTTCCTTTGTCACACTAACGCCGATTCCCGGATACGAGAGGATGCGACCTGACGGCAACTCCATACATAACCACCAACCAGGAACCTTCCTACCGGATGAATCAAATTCTACAGTACGCCATATGCGGATAGCCCTTTCACCATTCCTGCGCAAGTGTGCCCCCGCCCAAAATTCACGACCAGGATTACGAACAGCAGCTAAAATTCCGTCTTTAAGGTCGCGCCAGAAAGCTACTGTTTCAGGGTGGGACTCCCGCCACATACGCTTGATAGCGTCGCAGGTACGCCACACTTTCTTATCAAGAATATACGATGGCCGGTCATCCTTTTCACCCGGATGTGGTGGCCGCTTGGCTTCCTGAATACGCGCCCACTCATACCCACGTGCGGTAGCGGCCCAGATGTGGTCAGGGAATGTACCGTCCATTGTTTTTGCCATCTCGATAAGGTCAAGACCTAAGTTTTTAGCGAACGTAACGAACGCTCCGACGCCCCCCTCATAGCCGAGGCCCAGTTCGCATGCCTTACCTATCTGTCTGATTTCCTTGAAGTTTTTCTTAATATCGTCAGGGTCCATGCCGAACATCTTACCCGCGGTTACACAGTAAATATCCAGTCCAGCGCGGAAAGTATCGAGCGCGGTTTCTTCACCAGCCAGCCACGCAAGCCCCCGGCCTTCAACGTTCGAGTAATCGGCGACGACAAACTTATGCCCTGCTTCCGGAATGATGCAGCTACGAACCGTCGATGCCGTTAGCTTGGCTACATCAAAACGGCGATGAGCTCGACCCTTAAGTAACGCTGAAATGCCTTTATCCAGTTCATCATCGTGATAGTAACCGCGCGCCAGGTTCTGCGGCTGAAAGCCTTTACCCGCCCATCGCAGAGTGCGTTTTGCCCCGCCGTACTGCAAGCAACCACGACGGCGGTCGTCAGACGAGCGGCCCAACAGAAGCGGGTTATATTTCGTTGACGCTGTGGACGCGGCCCCGAGGCGCATTTCGATAATTGTGCGTGCGTCGTCCGGTAAATCATCGTCAGCCAGCAGGTCGTTAAGCGTCGACTTCTGTGCGTTATGGATGCGGTGCGCGGGGGCCAGTTCACGCAGAATCGGCAGAAAGTCCTTACCCGTAAGCGAGCCGCCGTATTTGCGTTGGGCTTCTTCCTGTAACTGTGTCTTGTGCTTCTCTACGGCTTCAATCGCGGCTTCCGCCAGTGCGACGTCAACCTTAAACCCTCGGTCGTTGATTAACTGGTCCAGTTCCAGTACCCGGTCCTCGAACTCGGAGTTACCCCAACGTGGTAGCTTATGGAAGACTTCACGCATTGCGGTGATGTCGCTGACGGCGTACTTGATGAACAGCGCCCACTCGTCCGGGTGCGTTTCGGCGGTATAGCGGCGAATTTTGTAGTTCTTCGGTGTCGGTTTAGAAAAACGCTGAATCAGCGCCTTGCCGCGTTTATCTTTTGCATTGTCCGCAGATACACCCAGCACTTCGCACAATGCATCAAGTGAACCCGGCAGCGCGTGGCGAAACGCCCAAATCATCGTATCAATGGTGTTGCTTACCGGGATGTCAAAACCCCAGCAGTGCTTCATGATTAACCTATCGAACATTGAGCCGTTGTGCCATACCATCTTGATGCGGCTGTTCGGTTTAACCAGACGGCGTAGCGCGCGGTGTAAATCACCTGGCATGTCGCTGCCGTCGGTGCAATCCCATACCCGCACAGGCTCGTCGTCAAAAGCATATGTGCAGATAAGCACTTCGGTTGACGGGTGTTCGGCGTAAGCGTAGGAGCCGACTTTCTTTAAATAGGCTTCGGAGAATGTTTCAAAGTCCAGGTATAAGTAGCTCATTTCTTTTTCCTTAAATCCAGTTCCTTCGTTTCGCTTAATCTTATTTTCATACAATCACGGCAAATCCACACATGCCTGTACCCAGCCCGGTACTCATCTGCATACCACGGAAGCGGTTTCATATAGCGGTAAACGTGCTTACAGAAAAACATTATTTTCGACCCCTTAGTAAAAAGGCCCAATAAAGGGCCTAGTTAAATTGATTCAGATATTAGCGGCGACGACGTTCGCGGCGTGGTGCAGCATCTTCTTCGTCGTCTTCCAGGTCGTCAGTGCTCGCTACTACACTGGAGCCGCCGAAGCGTTTACCTTCACCCATATACTTGATGCCGAGGATGGTAGCGCACAGGTTTTTCCAATCTTTGTGCCACCATAACTCTACAGATACGTTTGCGACACATCCGCTATATACCTGCTCGCCTTCTATTTCCTTCCCGTCGATGTTGAAATCAGGCTCGGTTTGTTTTTCGCCTTTAGCCGATGTCATAATCACAGGTTGTCGGTTGTTAGTAGCGCGGAAATACAGACCTTCTTCAAAATCTTCAATCGGATTGTCGCGCATTGCCAGGTCACGGACGCAGCATTTATCAGCATGGTGGTCTTCGCCGTAGTTCGCCTTCATCCATTTCTCAGCAGCAGCTGCCCCGATCGCCTCTGTTACAACTTCCAACGCGGTATCATAAAGCGCATCAATTTGAGGATGGTCAGGCTGCATAAGAACCGTAACCTGATATTTGCCCTTAATCAGTTTACCGGTTTTCTTGTCCTCAGAATCAGCAGCGCGTTCGAATACGTTAACCCATGCAGTGTTTACTTTACGCAGATTCAGTTTAATACCCATCGTGATTTCTCGCTTTTCAGTTTATATTTCAAAGTTTACTCCGGGAAGCTGCCCGGCCAGTGATTAAAACTATAATAGCTAACTATTCAGGTGTCAACACTTTATTTAAGTTTCTTCGGAACTACCTTATAAATATAAGGCTGCACCGCCTCATGCTTTGAGTTCTTCTCTTCTGCAATTTTGTCGGCGTCGGCGCGTTTAGCGTGAACAGAAACAATATCAAGTTCTTGAATAGAATATCGGCGGTGATACCGCGTGAGAATATAAACCATCATTCTAAATCCTCCTCTGTTACCTGAATCCACTCAGGACGTTTGTCATCTGCCGTTGCGACGCATGGCGCGCCTGGCTTACGGGTCACGAGTTTAGCCAATTCTTCCCACAGTTCTGGGTCAATTTTACCTATGGTTTTTTCTGCTTCTGTTGGGGTAACTGGCACTAGTTTATCTAATAAGTAGCCGTTTACATGGTTTTCTCTGAATTTATTTACGGCGTCTTCATCTTTCCACGCACGATTGCCTGGGCGTCCTTCTACCAACTTGTACCCCGGCACTTTCTTACCGGAATGCAACGCGGCAGCCATAGCTTTCTCGACCTTATCAATGTGCTGTCGCAGCAACGGCAACTTCTCATACTCAGCTACGAGTTGCTCAGGCGTCAGTTCCAGCGCAAAGTCGTCTTCCAGTTCTTCCGCCAGTACCGAGTTAACGGTTTTTGTACGCGCAGCGCATTGTTCAGCGAACCGACACCACTGACAACCATCTACCGACGGCCTGAAGTCAGATGCTTTCAGATTCTTCTTGCCACGGAAATAAGCATCAAGCGCTAACAGCGCACGTTTCTGTGCGAACTTAGCGAACAGTTCCAGACCTTCAACCGAGATGTCCCACTCCGACGCACCTCCAGCATACGGCTGGAAGATAACCAGACGCACAACTGTGATGTTGTAACGTCTCTTGAGTCGGCGATAAACACCGAGAGCGTAAAGCATAAGCTGCTTGTTTTCTTTTGCTTCAACACGATGTCGCCCTGTTTTCAGGTCACCGATAATTAACATGTGCTCGTCGGTGTTCGCCAGTTCCTGTACGGCAACAAGGTCAGCGGTCCCGAACGTCTCAACGCCTTCGTAACCAGGATGCAATACCTCAGTAAGATTGACGCGCATTTCCAGCTTGGCGTAAGTCGCTACATCGATAATCGCTTTGCAGTAGTCGGTGTACTTGCGAACCTGTTCAATCATGTCAGCCGTAATCAGTACCGCGCCTTTCATCGGGCTGATTAGCGCCTTAATCTGGCCTCTACCCTCATCCAGAACATAAGCACCAACTTCACGCTCTAACGGCAACGCAGTGCCTTTGATGTACTGGTTAAGGTGCATCTCAGCTATGGTGTGCATAGCCGTGCCTAATACCGCAGCTTTACCGGATGTGTTAGGAATATCTTTCTCACAGGCCAGTGATGCGGCGCAGCTTAGCCACTTTTTAGCGCCAGACGGCGACAGTAAGGCGTGCACATCGTTATTGCCACCGCGTTCTTTTAGAATCATCCTAAACTCTCCAAATACAAGTTTAATGCCTGTAGCTGTTCTTCTGTGGGGATGAAAGAATCATCGCGGTGTAAGTCGCTTAACTGTTGCAGCATTCCTGCGAACTTACGTCTTGCGTCAACAGCGACCATGTGATGCTTTTCACTTTTGTATATTAATGTTTTCGGGTAATCATCAAGCCTGCCAGACGATTTATTCACGCGGAGCGCGCGGGCTTCATGTGCAATGTGGATGTACTTTTTGCCGTTCTGTATCACGGTAGCCGTGCCGCTGTTCTTTCTGCGGTCGCCGACGGTGTAAACTTTGTCGCCACTACGCAGATTAAGCCACCATTTATCAGTCATACCCTGTTCTCCCACTGGTCAATTAAGTGTCGTGTTTTGTGGTCGCAATGCATCGCCCACCCATACATCGACTCGAAGACATAAAAGTCAGGTTTTGCGAAAGTCGTGCGCTTAATCTGTGACACGTGACGACCTATATCTTTAGGCTTCGGTACTTTGCCTAAGTACGCCATCTCTTCCATCTGGTGTGCACCGGACGGCGCACGCAACAGCCATAGCGCCTCTGTGTTATCCCGCCTGTCCACGGCGCGGTAGAGTTGGTAAACCATTTATCTGACCCTCAGTTAAAGCGGCCCGAAGGCCGCCGGATAATTATTCTTCTTCGAAATACTTGTTCTTGATTGCCGTCAGGCGTTCCAGGTATTCAACCAGGTCTTCATCTTTAATCGCGGCAATCTTCATCTTCTTACCGGTGAACTCCTCCAGCAGTTCATCGGAATCGTCGCACGCGGCATCGCTGGGGCCTTCGTTAATCGCATCGTCAATAGCCTGAATCTGGTCACGCAGAGACTGGTAGTCGACTTCTTCTTCTTCTTCCGGCTCTGGCGTAGGATCCTCTACTTTAGCTTTACGCGGCTTGCGTTTCGGCTTCTCTTCTTCGGCGGGTTTAGTGTCGACGATGTCTTCACCTTCAACCGGGATTTCTTTCTCTATAGCCTTTCTCACAGCGAGTCCCGCTTGAAATTCGTCCTCCATGATGTCATCAAGTTCTTTTGTTGCTTCTTTTGCAACAGTAGGCTCGATTGTTGCGGTTTCAGCAACGACAACTTGTTTCGCGCTGTTCGCAGCAATAAGTTCATGCGCAACTACGAAACGTTCCAGTAATACTAAGAATTTCTCTAACATTTGTTTCTCTCCTCTCGTTTGGTATGTGCTAACTATAATAGCGAACTATTCATGATGTCAATGGGCTTTTCTAAAATAATTAATATGGTACTATTCACATATCAACTGACTAAGGAGTAATTGACATGCAACCATCCGAACTAGGCATCCGTGTAGAACAACGCCGTAAAGAACTCGGCATCTCCCAGCGCCGTCTGGCTGTTCTGGCTGGCGTTTCCCAGGGTGCAATTAACCAGCTGGCACTTGGAGTAACTCAGGACGTCCGCCCGGCAACGCTGTTTAAACTAGCTGAAGTGCTGCAAGTAGACGCCAAGTGGCTGGCGTTCGGTGAAGGGGCTTAACGCCCCTTTCTTTTTCCCTACTCCAAATCCTCCTCTGTCACTGTCAGCATTTCATTCGGTTCGTATATTGTCTTCGGAATCTTGTTATCGTTTATCCCCCACGGCAACCGGTACTGCTTAGGTATAGGCCTGTTGTTGTTATCCAGCCCCGAGACGATAACTCCCGCCTCGTGCATCTCTTCCAGTTTCTTTCGAAGGTCGTTATTAGCATTAATCGGTACACCATAACTATCTTCTTTCGCCGCTTTGACGATAGCGGACATAGAAAACCCTCGCTTGTCGTCGCCCTGCTCCTGCAATTTACCCAATGCGTAAATAACCGTAGCCTCTTTGGTGTCCAGTTTCTCGAACTGACCCACCTTTTCTTTAACGGCTTCCTTCTGTTCGTCGGTCATACCTTCTACTTTCTTCACGAAGACAGAGAAGGCGTTAAAGTTAACAAAGACATCAATATGTGGATTTCCTGTGTCAAAATCGCGTACATCGTCACTGCTGTACCCTTCCGGAAGGCCCATGAAGTTGTGAGTTGGTTCTTTCTTTTCTGGTGGCTCTGCTATCTGAATCTTCTGTATTACGAATCCTCGGGCTTTCTGCCGTTCTCCGTTTCGGTTCTTTATGTGATACAGGTTTATCTCTAAGTTATTGTCGTTGTCCGGCTTATGCAGGAACATCCCGTTATCGATGGAGTTGTGAAAATCACTACCACCCTTCGGCATCATGCCGTTTTCAGACGGTACTGTTTCGTCTACGTTTTTAGTCGGGTGCACCATAGCGCCTACCGCTGCGTTAAGCATCGACGCTATTTCGTTAAGCGCCTGCGCAGCTTCTTTCATCGACCTGTTGTCGTTCTCGTCGAAGCCCGGTATGCAAGTTTGCAGGGTATCAAACGTAACCTTTACAATTTTCTCTTCACCGGCAACACGGCGCATCATTCTCACCGCCTGGCGGCGCCACGCCTCATCGAGTAAGTTACACCCATCCGCGACACAATCGATAATATGTAAGCGGTCGAGGCTATCGCCAAGTGCAATCTGTAGAGATTTTTTATGTCGCTCGAACGACTGTGCGCCTTCACCGGCGAAAATGAACGCATGTCCTTCTGCGACCTCTGCCCCGCCGAACGCATATCTTTTTTCGGCGGCTATAGCGGCGTCAATCGCCATACTAAATGTCGACTTACCGGTGTGCGACTTTGCACAAATGTAGAATGATTCGTTAGTCTGCATAAGGCCATCTACGACGGAGTACGCAGGTTCTTTTTCTACTTCCGGCTCGTCTTCAAGGTCTTCAAGCGTGCAAGTTACAGGCTCCTCGTTCTCTGTGCGGTGCAGTTCTTCAATCTCTTCATCCGGTAAATCAGGCAGAGCCGCACGAATGCTGTTAATACTAATAGGTTGTTTGTCTACGTTAAGCTCGTCAGGAAGGCCGCACATACGCAAGGCCAAATGTTGCCGACGGTTTAGCTCAGTGCAAGCGCCGTTGTTTGTGTGCTGACAGACAAAGCGCACTTCTTTACCGTCAAGCATGATGCTGGTGGAGCCTTTACCAGTGTGCAGGTGCTCGTTAGGGCAGGGCACTTCGTACCCGCGCCCGGAAGATAAAGCGTCAAGGCCAAGCTCAGCTTCGCAGAAATGCGCTATATCTGCATTAAGCCCATGCTCATCGGCGGCAAGTGTCTTAGCTTCACGTTTACGCAACCCCATCTCTTCGGCTTTCTCGATGTACCGCTCGGCGCGGATAACACGCCCTTCTGTAACAGTTATCTTCGACTCTCTATGCGGCAGGTAGATAAGGCGGTTGCCGTCTTCTGTGCAGTGGTCGCGCAGCGATTCATCTATTTCTAACTCGGCACAAATAGCACGTTGCACCATCCACGCGTCGTTAGAGTTAAACGGCGTGCGGGCCGGTACGAGAACGCGGAAAGCGTAGTCACCGTTTTTACACGCGTGCTGGTGCGACGCCGTTGTGTGTAGAATATTGAAGAACGGCGCGTTCTTGAATTTGCGTGTCAGGTCGCGGTACTGAGTACGGTTGAGATGGTCAAAGTCGAACTTAACCACACTGTCTTCCAGAATCGCGTTTTTACGGCGACCGCCAACAGGTGCGATAGCCTTCTGCTTAATCTTGGCGGCGTCGTACTCTTCCTTAGTCCATGACGGGTCTACTGACAGGCGCTTCGATGTATCGCAGACATACTCGACAAACTGCTCCAGCGGCATTTCACGAGCTACAGGGTTTTTATCGAATGTGTTACGCAGTGTTGCAAAAACAATATTCATTTCTTTTTCTCCGCACGTTCTAAGGCTTCCTGCATACGGCGCATTGCGCGGTTCATCTTTACCGGTGCGAAGAAATCAGCGCCGTGTTTCTGGCGGCGCAGCTGTGGAACTATTAACTTCGTCATTGTATAATCCTTGTGCTTACTTTGATGGTTTGTACTTTAGCCCCGACGTTCTGGCGTTGGGGTTTCTTTTATTTACAGCCGGAAAACCACGCGTGCACGGAATCATAGAAACGACATTTACTTAACACCTCGATTGGCATCTTAATAATGCGCGTCGGTTCCGACAAATGATTAGGCTTACATATTTCTGCATAGAATCCGCTGTCAGTAATTTCCGATGCAAACTTAAACCAGTATTTAACTTTACCGTTTTCAAAGTAACAACCCATACGCCCAATCATTTCACGTTCTCCTTAATCCACGCTTCAACTTTATTACGGTCAAATGTTCCCGGTAAACGTCGACCCATAACCTTAATACAACAATCCGGGAATTTACCACTGCGTAACCAGTTATTAATTGTCTGACGTGTCACCCCGATACGTTCAGCTACTTCATTCTGTGTCATGTAATGCGGCATTTTTATATCTCCTGTTTGTTTAGTGAAAGCGAGTATAGGATAGCGGGAATGTAAAAGCAACCAAAACACTACACAAAGTTACTAAGATACAAAAGATGCTACTGGTGTTGACTTTTACTAAGAAATATGGTAAGCTCAGCCTGAGCTTGTGAAGTATGAACAAGCGACCGCGGCGCGCGGCAGGCGAAACGAGCACGTGTAGCGTGTGGAGTGAGGCTCGCTAGCGCGTTTGGGAGGCCCAAAGTCTATTGTAATTCCCGCCTAAATATCTAAGTTACTGATTTGCCGTAGGATAGAACCGCAAGCTCACTCACTCACTCTTGGTGCCTTCGGCACCACGTTCGTTTCGTTTCGCTCGCCACCCCCATTAAACGAAAGAATCACAACGGCAACGTAACTAATCTCTTGCACACCCCGACATAATAGGATACTATTCACTTATCGCAACGAGACAGAGGAGTGAGGGTTATGTTTAAGAAGGGTCAGTTGGTGAAATCGGTAAATAGCAATTATTTCATTATTGAAAGCGAGTCTGCAGTTTTTCCGGGGGCTTATAGAGTAAGTTTTATCGGGGAAAAATTAGGCCGAGTAACTTGGTTCCGAGAAGACGAGCTAACACTCATCGGCAACAATTTTAAATTCAAAGGGGCGAAGTGATGGAAGAATTAATTTGCGTGAAAAGTAAATTATCGGAGTTTAAGCCAGGGGGTTTATATAGCAGTTATTCAACATCTGATTACGATTATGTTATTGATGAAACAGGAGGCGAATGGGTAGTTGACCAGTTCGGAGATGATGAGTTCGGTATATTCGATGGTGGATTGAAAGCCTCATTCACAACGGCATCGAATCATGATGCCCGTGCCGACGACTCTGAGGGAGGTTGCCGTGGATAATTACCCGTTTATTTTGTTCGTCAGCGCCGTTTATGTGGTGCACGCGTTATGGGGGTTGGTATGAGGATTCGAATAATCGACGTTGATTATGTTCTTCCGCCGGGTTATGGCGACCATTCACTGCGCTACTTTGGTGTCTCCGTCGGAGATGAGTTCGAGGCTATAACTTATAACGATTACGGGTGTGCCGTTGAGCATTGCGGGGAAGAACTGTACGTGCGTCGACGTGAATATGTGATTCTGGAGGACTGAGTTATGAGAGAAGCATTTGAACGCTGGGCCGTCGTCGAGGGTCTGCCGATTAACAAGGGTTCGAAGAAAGAGTACCTGAACGTTAAGACGCGTCTTGCGTGGCGGGCGTGGAAAGCGGGTGCGCAAGCTGTGATGAATAAGGGGTGATTTATGGGCCAGTGGATTAAGTGTAGTGAGCGGATGCCAGGTGATTTTGAAGATGTGCTGGTTTCAGATGGGGTTAACGTTGAGGTGATGTGGCGGGACTGCGACGGTTTCTGGGATTCTTGGGCGCCACGTAACTCAAACATCGATACCGACGATGTAACCCATTGGGCGCCGTTACCCGAGCCGCCATCGCTGGTGTAACAGGTGGTGTAACAGGTCAATAGGTTACTATTTGGCTTTGTGACTTACGCTGCTACACAGCAGCGTATCATTTTTCTCATTTTTGTTCTATTTCACCAAACGCAACAATCGAAGCGACTATTGCAGGAGATGCAACAATGAAACTAACGAAACGACAGGCAGAGACCCTACAGGAAATAGCAAACGGCAGAACTATGCTCAGGGGCAGGTTCGACCGTTACTGGTGGCAAGATTCTGATGAGCTATGCACTATGGTCGCCAGACGCCTCCGTAGCAAAGGGCTTATTAGAACTGTGTATCTCAGCGCCACTCGTGATGTGGTTCAGATAACTGTAGCGGGTGAAAGCGAGTTACTAAAACACCAATAAAATTTACTTGCACACTGGTATAGAATAGGCTACTATTCATTTACACAAACGAGAGGAGAGACAGAAGATGTTTTATTACAAAGACGCTACCGTGGAAGAGATGAAAAATGCGCATGAAGCCCTGGGTTTTCCGTTAGTGTGTGACGGGGATGCAAAAATCGTTTGGGTAGACGATTCTATCTGGCTAGGACCTATTTTAGACAGAGCATCTAATGCTTATTCTAAGGAGTTAGAAGATGAGTAACAAACACGAAGTATTCGAGTACCTGATTGACCAACTACGGCAGCAGGTAAATAACAACCAGTGCGAAGACCTGGCGCATGAGGTGCTGTCACTCAAGAATCAGTTACGTGACGCGTCGGCGCTGGTGGCTGAGTTACAGGGCGACAACATTAAGAAATCTGAGCACATATCGCACCTGACAGGGCGAGTTAAGGAGTTACATATGGCATTGGCTGCCGCTGCCGGTGACGTGGAGGCGTACAAACTTATCCGCGGACAGGAGCAATCTGGTTGTCGCAAAGAAGACGCTCAGGAATGCAAACACGATTGGTACTTTTACGATAAAGGTGCGTCGATGGCGTGCAAGAAATGCGGGTTAAAGAGCCCTGGCCGTCAAAAAGAAGATGCGCAGGAATGCTACCATAACTGGCAATTCGTTAATGGTAAGGCTCCTGCCGTATGTGTTAATTGCGGCGTGACTAAATCAAGCGAGTGTGAGCACGATTGGGAATATTATTACCCCAACGGGAGGCGTTGTACCAAATGCGGGCTGGTAAACTTATGACCAGCATCTTATTCATCTGGGTACTGTCCGCGGGCCATATGCACCTGACGGCAACAGAAACGTTTTACTCGATGGAGGCGTGCCAGTCCGCAGCACGCGCCGCAGAGAACGCACACTTCTTGTTCCATGGCGACAAGCCCAACGATTCAGAGGTACGTGCTATCTGCTCACCCAAGCGACTTGGTAAACAGGAGAGATAATTATGGTACAGAGATACGAAAACGACCACGGGGATATGTTTCAGGTCACGGAAGGGCGCTGGGTGCTATACGAAGATTACGCGAAACTTGAAGCAGAGTTACAGAAATACAAAGACCAGTTCCATGATTACGTCGAGTGCGCGAACTGCGGGTCAGTTACACATGTGGAGGGGGTGGAGTGATGGGTTTGATAATTGTGCTATCCGTACTGAGCGTATGTATGTTTCTTATGGCATGTATGTAAATGAGCCTGGCAACTGACATCCTGAAGCGAAGCGGCCTTGCGCCGCTGTCACCGAGAGCGAACACCCAGATATACAAGCGACGCCGTAATGCGCTGTACCCAGAGATTCAGGCCAGACGCAAAGCTGTCCGCGCCTGTGGATTCCAGAACGGGAAGGCCGTGAATCTCGGTGAGTTTAAAACACATGAACGCGCGGCTATCGCTAATCGGTTATTTAATTACTGGAAATCGCTGGGATACGAGGATATTCCGACGAAACCGCAGAGGCGACAATACATCTGGAGGCACAAATGACGACTATCGCGTTTGACGGAAAGACAATGGCTTGTGACACGCGTGTTGTGTGTGGGAGTAACTGCTACAACACTGACACAAAGATATACGAGAACGAATTTGTTGTTATTGGGGTGGCTGGTGACGCTGGGGTTGGAATCCTTTTAGTGAAGGACGATAGTATTTTAGTGCCTAAGCATTATGATTTTGATTTCTCTGCCCTGGTGTGGGTTAAAGACATAGAAACGCTGTGTAAGGTGGAGTTCTATAAATCGTGGGATTGTGCGCTAAGTTCAGTTATTCCGATTGCGGACAGCTTTGCCGCCGTTGGTTCCGGTGCGCCTTATGCCCTAGCGGCTATGGAATGTGAGTATTCGGCACATGGTGGCGTAGCCGTCGCTTCAAAGTTTGACCCTAACACCGGCGGCAAGATTATTACCAAACAACTATTAGGATAATTCCTACCCGTGCTATCCTCCAGTTACTGCATACTTAATACGCACCTGGAGGATTAATCTTGGATAAATTTACTGAAACAGTGACAGGCTGGCTTCTGGCTGCCGCGCTAGCCGGAGGGGTAATCGGACTGCGGCAACATAAGTCCGCTATTTCCGGCCCTATCGACGGATTCTGCTTTATCGCAACTGGCTTCACTTGCGCTGTATTTGGCGCACCTCTTGCCGCTCAATGGTTTGGAATCACGGGCGACCGTGAAATCGCTGGCCTGGGCTTCATCATCGCCGTCCTCTGGATGCCCATCTATTCCCGCCTCTCCGGTATCGTCGCCGGAGAATACATCTCACGTCGAGGAGGCCCGGATGAATGAGCTATTCTGGTTCGGCGGTATGCTGGCAATCGGAGGCACATCGCTGTTTAATGTGTATCATCCCAGCGTGGATGACGGGCTATTTGGCAGGGTGCTCTATATCCTGACTGCTATCGTCTGCGCCGCCGGGTGTATCCACCTGTTACAGGGCAGCATGTCACCAACGCTGCCAGAAACATTAATCACATTAGTTGCGCTGCGTCAGATTCGTCAGGCGTGGCTGTCATACGGAGGACATAAGCGTGTCTCGAAATATTTCAGATAATGGATTGCATTTTACCGCCGCGTGGGAGACTTTCTGCGGAACTGCGTATCGTGCTACATCGAACGAGAAGTACCTTACCATAGGCTACGGCCATTACGGGCCGGACGTAACCCCGGGTAAGACCATCACACCGGGTCAAGGCCTCCTGTTACTGAACCGCGACATGGCTAAGGCCGTAGCCGCGGTTGACGCAGCAGCACACCACTCCCTGACACAGGCACAGTTCGACGCTGTGTGTGACCTGGTTTATAACGCAGGTGCTGGTGTGATTGCGGCTACTACTGGCACAGGTAAGGCGCTGCGTTCCGGTGATATTGCGACGCTGCGGGCTAAGCTGGCGCTGTTCATTAACCAGAACGGCAAACCGTTACTCGGCCTTCGTCGCCGTACCGCAGGACGTCTGGCGCTGTTCGACGGTAAGCCGTGGCAGGAGGCGGAGGCTATTGGGCGCGCGGTGAAAGGTTGACACCTGAGACCAATCCTACGATACTTAAATCACTCCTTGCTTCATCCCTCTGCTCTCCAGTTTCATCCCGGCCCTGACCCAGCCGGGATTTTTTTTATCTATTTTCTGCCATGACTAGTTGACTATTACCTACGACCCTATTATATTTACTCCATCGACAACTAGAACGGAGTAGAGAAGATGAGTAACTTCCATAACGAACATGTGATGCAGTTCTACCGCAATAATCTGAAAACTAAAGGGGTGTTTGGAAAATGAAAATCACAGATACAGAAGCATTCGAAGACGCGCAACTGATGGCACGCATCGCCGTTAGTAACCTGAGCAGCAATATCCCGGCGGACGCGTTCTGGGCCGCCGCGATGCAGGCACTAAAAGCAGCTTACGCAGGATAGAAGAAATGAGCGAAGAAATTAGAGAACGAAGTAAAGTACTTCTACCGTTATGGGTGGGGTATAAAGTCAGCCACACCCCGTTCCCGACACGCGAGGAACTGATGAAACGTAACAGTTTCCCGGGGCCGGACAAGAACAAGTATCTCAATCGCATGTGGGGAGAGAAGAAATGACGGATGTTAAACCCGGCAGCCTGTACGCTGCTAAAACAGGATTTGGGGAAATTCAACAGTTCATTGTAACTGGTGTAGGGATTAACCATGTGCTGGTAGCGGACCATCCACTTATAAAAATGAACGATTCATATCTAGAGTACTGTGTGACAAGAAAAGAGTTCTCCGAGAAGTTTACTTTTGTAGGGGGTGTAGAAAGTGACTAATAACGAATATGAAAAAGCATGCGTCGAATCAGCGACCGGTGAATCTGAAATAGCGTGGATTGACGCCAACATCGAGCACTACTTACGGCAAGTAGACGTCCTTATGGAACGCCGCCGTGAGCTTATTAACCGCTTCAACCTGAACAAAGGTGACGCCAATGCCTAAAATCACAATAGCATCACTTGAGCGCCGTATTCTGGTGCTTGAGTCAGAGAAACAGACGTTAGGCGGGCAACTGTCAATTAACGGTGAGTTTCAACTGGAGGCGTTTAAGTTGTTACTTGAGCGCATGAAGAATGAAAACGGTGTAAGTATAGTAACCCGCACCAAAAACGGCGTACAGACTATAGGGAGAGCGTTTTTGAAAGAATCGGACGCACAGGAGTATAAAGCGTTTCTCTTGCGAAACGAACTCGGAGCTACGTACCAGATACGCCGCATTAGCGTAGAGTGACTCCGATGAAAGCGCCTGAGCCAGTAGTTATCGATGGTGTCCTGTGGAAACCATACTCGGTTAATCACATCGACGCCGACGGGAAGAAGTTCAGCTTCTATATTTTTGCAATTAGCCGTGAGCATGCCGCGTGTGTGGTCGACGATATACGAGAAACGGCGTGGCTAGGCGATGAGATAGTGGGGTGAGTATGTTCAGTGACATTAACGCAGCAATTGAAGAAGCAATCTGGCGTCGTTACAACGGCGAGCAACAACGGCACTTCTGCCTGGTGCAACGGGGTAACATGATTGCTGTGGTACAGGACCGCGATAACAAATATCCGAATGCGATGTGGACAACGAGGAATTTCTTAGGATGATTACCAGCATTCCTAACCTGATTAAAGAATACGGCACGATGGCCGAGACATGCCGACAAACCGGCATCAACGAAATGACGATTGCGAAGTACAGTAAAGACGTTGATTGTGAGCGCCACGTAATTTATAACAACCGTCTGATGACGCACGTTAAGACAAGCCCGGTGTTATTCACGCGCCGGGGTATCACTAAAACAGAGCAACGCATTGCTAAAGGGGAGAGCGGAAATGGTTGAATTCGATGATGCTTCATTTGAGGAGCACATAGACCGGGTTGTTTTAATAGTGTATTGGGGTTTTTACTCAAAAGCATTCGAAGGCGACACGAAAGCAGATTGCATAAATCAATTACTGCAATGGGCCACAAGCCGAAAATAACAACACCA